CTAGGTGGATTCGTGTGGTGGGTTGGAGTGATTGAGGGTCGTGTTGATCCTTTGGCTATTGGTCGGTGTCAAGTTAGAATTTTTGGTTGGCACACAAGTAACAAGAGTCAATTACCCACTAAAGATTTACCATGGGCTCATCCGGTTTATCCTATCAATAATTCTAAATCGTTTTCAGCACCAGAAATTGGTGATTGGGTGATTGGATTCTTTATGGATGGTGAATCGGCTCAATTTCCCGTAATGTTTGGCGTAATGCCAGGAATGATTCAAGCTTAAATGGCAGAAATAGATAACAATACCGCTCCAGTATCAGCTGATGGTGTTACAGAAACCAGTCCGCCAAAGCCGCCTGCGCAAATCATTCCTTTTCGTGTGGGTGAACCTTCTTTGCCGGCAATGGCTAGAGGTGTTATTAAAGATGGTATGCAGAAATTGGCAGCAGATAACAGAGAACATAATTGTGATATTTGTGCTGGAATGAATAAAGATATTGCAGTAGCCAAAGCTGAAGTAATGTTGTTTGTTGGTGGACTTAGAAAGTCGATTGAAGCACTTTTTGCTGGAACATCGACAAATCCAGCACTTGAAGATATACAACAACAAATTAAAGCAATCAAGGCACAAGTAAAAGCAATTAAAAAAGAAATTGAACCCATTCAAGAACAAATTAAAGCGTTACAGGCATATGCCAAAGAAATGCAACAACTTATTCAAGATATTATGAATTTACCAGCAGATTTACAAAAACTTTTTGTAGGTTGTTTATCTGAAGCAACAGCATCATTAAATGCTACCGTTAATGAAATTAAGAGTATTGGTGTTGATGCTTATAAAGAAACAATTGCTGCTGTGGTAGATCCGCTTAAAATTGAAGCTGCAGCAATTAAAGATGCAATTAATACTCCAACAGATACAACAACACCCACACCTTAAAATATGGCAAATAATAGCGCATGGACGGAACCGGTTGTCATTGATGCAACTAATAAACCGCAATATCCATACAACAACATATCACAAACCAAAAGTGGTCATTCTTTTGAAATGGACGATACTCCTAAAAAGGAGAGGGTTCGTGTTCAACATCGTGTTGGAACGTTTTTGGAAATGCAACCCAATGGTGATGAGGTTCATAAAATCTACGGTAATGGATATGAAATTATCTTTGGTGACAAGAATGTAAAAATCAAAGGCCAATGTAATATTACAATAGATGGTGCTTGTGTGGTCAATATTGTTGGAGATTCTGTAATGAATGTTCAAGGCGATTCAATACAATATGTTAAAGGTGATGTTACTCAAACTGTTGATGGTGCGGTCAAAGTAACCTGTAAAGATGATATGGACTTAACATCAAAAGGTGATATTACGATGTCGGCTCAAAATCTTTATGTTAATGCCGATTTGGCGGTTCGTGGAGGCATCACCTCAACAACCTCAATTTCCGCTGTAAACAATGTGACGGCAGGTAAACAAGGTTATGCAAAACTTGGGTTTGTTACACCAGGATATATTAGTGCCGGATCACCTTTGCCTTGGAGTGTAATTCCTGGTGCAATCGTAACTTCTGGCGGCATTTCTGCTGGATTACCAGTACCTCTCACCGCCGGTGTTCCTGGTTCGATTATATCTACTGTTTATATGCAATCAAAACTTGGTAACTTTGGTGCAATGAATGCCTTGCCTGCTTACGGTGGTACTGGTATTGCTAAGGCAACCGCAGTCCAATCTCTCACATATGTTACTGACGCTGTTCGGTCGATGGCTGGAGATCGTGCTATCTTTAATATGCACGCACATAGTGCTGTTAAGGGTGGCGGAGATACTTCAGGACCCACCACAATACCTGAATAAATAAACAATGGCAATTAACAAACACATCTATTCTGATTTAGATTTAACTTTCCGTAGAATACCATCTACGGGTGACGTATCTATGAAATATGACGAACAGGCGGTTATTCGCTCGATTCGAAATTTGTTATCAACCAGTTTATATGAAAAATTGTTTCAACCTACGATAGGTAGCACTTTAAACAAGTTATTGTTTGAACCAGTTACACAATTAACTGCAAGCCTAATTGAAGATGAAATTGTTCGTATGATTAATAACTACGAACCAAGAGCAACCATCAGTCAATTGTTTGTTACCGCTACACCAGATAGTAATCAATTCAATGTTTCATTATATGTCCTGATCGGTAACATAACAATACCGTCACAAATTAACTTAATATTAACGAGGTCCAGATAATGGCTGGTGCAAATTCTAATATCCAACTCACTAGTTTGGATTTCAATACACTCAAAAGTAATTTTATTACCTATTTGAGAAGCCAGGATACATTTAAAGATTACAACTTTGAAGGTTCTGGTTTATCGGTTCTAACTGACATTTTAGCTTACAACACACAATATAATGCTTACTATTTAAATCAAGTGGCCAATGAAATGTTTTTAGATTCGGCAACTCAAAGAGCTTCGGTTGTTTCTCATGCTAAATTATTAAATTATACTTCAAAATCGGCAATCGCACCAACAGCTGAAGTTCAGGTTGTGATAACTAATGTTGCGGATGAAGATACTTCTTTAACTTTATCTGCTTATTCGCCTTTTTTATCAGCAACAATTAATTCTATAAATTATAATTTTATTAATACTGATTCATACACAGTTAATGTTGTTAATGGTACGGCCACATTTCCTAATGTTAAAATCAAACAAGGTGTAAAAGCAAATTATGCTTATACGGTTAACAACACAGTCAATCCATCATTGACATTTGAAATTCCTGATGAAACCGTAGATAACACAACGATCCGTGTTTTGGTTCAACAATCAGCATCAAATTCTTCATATGAAGTTTATAATTTAGCTACAAATCTTTTATCATTAAACGGAACATCAAAGGTTTACTTTTTACAAGAATCATTAAAAGGAACTTATGAAATTTATTTTGGTGATGGAGTTATTGGTAAAAAATTAGTTGATGGTAACATTGTTAATATTGCTTATCTTTCTACTGAAGGATCAGCAGCTGAAGGCGCAAACAGTTTTATACTGATGGATACAATTGGAGGATATTCTCCTTCGGCAGTTAATTCTATTTTACCCGCAACGCAAGGTGGCAATAAAGAATCGATTGATTCAATCAAATTACAGGCACCAAAAACATATTCTGCTCAAAATCGTGCAGTAAATAAAAATGATTACATTGTTGCATTGCAACAAAACACTTTGGGTATATCATTTGATGCAGTAAACGTATGGGGTGGAGAAGAAAATTCTACTCCAGTTTATGGACAAGTATTCGTTTGTTTAAAACCAGCTGGCGGATATCGGTTAACTGATACACAAAAAACACAAATTATTGAAGAGGTCATTAAACCAATTAGTGTTGTCACAGTAGCTCCAACAATTGTTGATCCTGATTATACTTATTTAAAATTAATTGTTGATGTTTTATATGATCCTAAAAAAACTTCAGCAACAGCTTCACAAATTCAAACGGGTGTAAAAGCAGCAATACAAACTTTTGCAACAAATACATTAAATACATTTAATTCAACATTTAATACTTACGATCTATTAAATGCAATACAAAATTATAATCCGGCTATAATTACTAGTCAATTTAATCTTCGAATGGAAAAGAAATTTCTTCCTAATTTGACATCTACAACATCATATAAATTATATTACAATTCTCCATTAGAAAAAAATATGTTTACTAGTGGTGTTGCTAGTTTACCAGGAATGAAATTTTTAGATCAAGCCGATTTGACAACCGTTATTGATGGAGTTTTTATTGAAGAAGTTCCTTCGGAAACTCATGGATTAGAATCAATTTCTATATTAAATCCTGGATTCAATTATCAATATGCACCTACTGTTACTATTCGTGGAGATGGTACAGGGGCCACGGCTCATGCTGTTATAGTTAATGGTGCTGTTTCTTCTATTATTGTTGATACTGTTGGAACAGGATACACAAGCGCAACTGCTGTAATTACTGCTCAATCAGGAGATACATCAGGAACAAATGGCGCTGCGGTTGTTAATTTGGCTGGTCGATATGGTACACTACGAACATATTACAATGATTCAACAAATGTTAAAACCATTTTAAATGCAAATGCTGGCACAATTGACTACCTAAAAGGCATCATTACTTTAACCTCATTTGCTCCATATGATGTTAATAATACTTTAGGTGAACTTTCAGTTTCGGTTAAGCCAACAACATCCATCATTTCTTCTGATTACAATAGAATTATTACAATTGATCCTTATGATACAACGGCAATTGTTGTTAATGTAACCGCTAAAAATTCATGATCGACAATAATCAAAAAACATCACTTTTAGTTTCATCGCAACTTCCTGAATATATTCGGGACGATCCGGCATATGCTAATTTTAAATTATTTCTAAAAGCATATTACGAATGGATGGAACAAAATGATAATGTTTCTGATAGAACAAAAAATTTATTAAATTATAGAGATATTGATAAAACTCCCGATGAGTTTGTTGATTATTTTTATAATGATTTTCTTTCTTATTTTCCAAAAGATATTTTAGCGGATAAAATAAAAGTAACAAAAATTGCTAAAGAGTTGTATCGGTCTAAAGGAACACCAGCGTCATATGAATTTTTGTTTAGAGTTCTTTATGATTCTCCCGTAGAATTCTTTTTTACTAAAGATGCTGTGTTGCGTGCTTCGGATGGTATTTGGTTTATTTCAAAAAACTTAAATGTGGCCACCAATGATCCCAATTTTTTAAATATTAAAAATTATACTGTTTTTGGTGAAACTTCAAAAGCGACCGCAGTTATTGAAAATTCAATTTTTGATGGAATCAAAACACAAATTTATATTTCAAATATTCAAAGAGATTTCAATTCTGGTGAATATATTCGTATTTTAGATACGAATTATGAAGAAGTATTAGGCGAGATTGATGGATTACCATTGAGAGCCAAAATTGTAGGTCAAGTTAATCGAATTGATGTTAATCCTGACAATAAAGGATTATTATATAAACCTGGAGATCCTGTTGGAATAACTGGAGGCTTAAATTCTCCTACAGGCCACGGCGCTTCAGCCATTGTATATTCTACCACCAAAGGATCATTACAAAACATTCGAGTGGCAGCAGGTGGATATGGTTACAGAAATAATCCAAATACACTAATTTCAATATCAGGTTCTTCTGGTGCTGCTGCATCAGTTTTTAGTTTAAATCCTGATCCAAGAAAAACTGCAAACGTAACATTAATTCCAAATGATACAATTCAAAATCAATCAGCTATTAAATTAAATGCAAACAATTATAATTTTTTAGCTAATGGTAGAGCTAATTTAACTTGTTCATTAGCTAACGCATTTAATTTTTTATCATTTACAACTTTTCCAATTTCTGCTGTAACATTAGATAATCCTGGCATTGGACTTTCTGGAGCTCCAACAATTTTAGCCTCTTCATTGTTTCCTACTGACAATGCGGCAATCATTGGAAATATTAAGAATTTAGGAATTTTAGCACCTATTCAAATCATTAATGCTGGAGTAAACTATCGAGCAAATGATACAATTGTATTGACGGGTGGTTCTGGTGCTGGTGCTCATGCCAATATTACATCAGTTAATGCTAATGGTTCAATCATTTCAGTCGATTACACTTACACAAATCCAAATGCTGCTATACAATTTTATCCATTAGGCGGCACAAACTACCAATCAACTAGTGTACCTACCGTCAGCATCATTTCTTCAAACGTAGCTGCTGCAAATGCGGTACTTACTGTTCCTGGAATATTAGGTGATGGTGCAACATTTAGTTCTTCTTTTGATCGTGTGGGATCAATTTCTGCAATTGAAGTGACGGATGCTGGTGCTGATTATGTTTCGGTTCCTACAATTTCTCTTAAAGTTCAAGATTTGTGTGTTAATAATGTATTCATCAGTAATTTACCAGTAGCCGGCGATAGGATTTATCAAGGAACAAATTTTGCTACAGCAACATATTTTGCAATTGTAGATTCAATAACACCTTTGTATAATTTGGCCAATACAGCCCAATCCATGTATCGTGTTCGTGTGTTAAATTATAACACAAATCCAGATTTTACCAAACAAATTAATGTTGAAAATAAAAATATCCACATCAATTTAACAAATTTATATAACACCTATAATGTAGGAACCAGATTCGATTCGACTGGTGTAATTAATTATGGTGACGGTACCGCACAGGCTAATGCTATTTTCGTCAATGGACTTGTTTCAGGAACAGGACAATATATTGGTACCAGAGGGCAATTAAGTTCTTTTGATGTTCTACAAAGCCAAGATTATAACAATTATACTTATCAAATTACGCTTGAAAAAGAAATTTCAAGATACAGAGATATTCTATTAAACCTATTACATCCAACAGGAACAAAGGTTTTAGGTCGATTCGTTATGACAACAAATGATGTTGATGTATTTACACAAGATTCCGTTACAAATCAAGGACATACGTTAGGATATTATACTGGCAATCCAGGTTCTTCTGTAACCATGGAAGCCAATTTTACCAATACCAGTAATAACATTGTTAAATTTAACTCTTTAGTGGGGGCTAATTTAGCTAATATCATATCTTCAAATAGTACTTTGGTGATGACCACAAGTTATGGATATGTAATCAAATCGGAAGTAGCAAATGTTGTGGCCGGTAGTGCCAATACTGTAACATTAAAAGATAATGTTTGGCTCTCTTACGCAAATGTTGCTTATGTTAGTGCTAATTCTGGTGGTAACGTCATAAATATAACAACATTAACGAATTCATATGATATCATAAACAATGGAAATTATACTACTCCTAGTAATCCATTAGCAGATATACTTCATGTTGGTGATAAGGTTTTAGTTGCAAATAACACGGAAAGAACAGTAACCTCAATAAATTACATAACAGGTGTTGTTCAAGTTAATACGAACTTTTCAAATAACGCCGTTTCTTTGATGTCCGTAAACAGAACTTTCTCAACAACGAATGTTTTAATTTTTGGACCACTAGGTACACAATACTATCCGGAGATAACGGATGAGCTTGGAAATACAATAACAACAGAAGATGACCAATTAATTCTTTTAGGGTAACAAATGTCAACAGTAAAAATTTCACAACTACCACTTTTAACATCGTTAAATGCTAACACGGCAAATTCTTTGTTTATGGGTGTCGACCTTCCAACAGGAACCACAGGTAAGTTTACTGCACACACTTTAGCACAAGGCCTTTTTTCAAATGAAATTTTAGCTGTTGGCACAATTCAACAAAATTTACCTAATACTGTTGCACAGTTTTCTCAATCTGGAGAGTCCTACATTCAGACCAATTTGGTTAATACCAATGATGGTGGTACTGCTGATATTGTTGTAACTGCAAATACTGGATCAGGTGGTACAGATGCGGCCAACTTTATTGACATGGGCTGGGCAAACAAAAACTATCAACCGGGTTCAGAATTCAATAATATTGGCAATGCCGTTAATCCAAATGATGGTTATCTATATGCTCAAGGTACATCTGGTCAACCTTATGGTAATTTGATTATAGGTACTACTTCAACAACCGGACAATTAAAGTTTATTGCTGGTGGTGGCCAAGCGTCAAATGTTGTAGCAAAAATGACCTCTACAGGTTTAACATTAAACACACAATCTTATATCACATTTGCTGATGGCTCTACTCAAAATGTTGCTTATAATCCAGGTACAGAAACAACTCAAAACACCAGATTGAATAGTATTGAAACAATCAATACGAGTCAAAACACCAGCATTAACGTCATTCAAGGTGTAGATTTAACACAGAATACTTTAATTGCTATTATTCAAGGTGTTGATACTACACAAAATACCAATATTACCGCTGCCAACAATACGGCTTGGTTGGCATTCGATTTGGCCAATGCCGCCAATACATTAGCAAATACAGCGGCTGCCAATGCAAGTTATGGACTGTGGCGTATGGACATAACCACTCTGATTAATATAACACAAAATAATAGAATTGCTCAGGCAGAATCTAATTGTGTTACTTTATTTGGTTACACAACACAATCCGGTGTTATTAATGCTGGCCAAAACACCAGCATTAATTTGGCATGGACAACGGCCAATAATGCTTTGGCCAACATACCTGGAGTAACTACGGCTGGATCATTAAATGTTTCTGGCACAGTTAATTCACAAAAAGGCTTTGTATACAGTCCAACCGTTTATCCTGGTGCTCAAACGGCCATCACAATTGATGTGTCAAATAATTCTTTGGTGCGTGCTCAAACTTCTACAGGATTAGTAATAACATTATCTAATTTGATGGCAGGAAAAGAAGTTATTTCATGGATTACCAATACTGCTAATTCAGCACAAACATTTACTCATGGATGTTCTGCATTGAATTCGACAGTTAATTCAACAACATATAATATTCCATCAACTTCAACCATTTTAGTTAGATATATGTGTATTGATACTACGGCACAAAATACCTTTGTAGCTATCACCAAGGCTTAATAAATAAATCATGGCAAATAAATCATTACTTACATATAATTCTAAAGTTGCTCAGGTAGAGCAATCTTATTATGCTCCATCGGCGGTGTTGCCATTGACAAATTTGCCAATTAACTCAACTTATGTGTTTTTGGCCAAAGTAGAACCTTGGATTGATGAATTTGATCCTCCAACACCACAACAAACACAACAATATATAAAAACTACTTTTGCAAATATGTTTGTTGCAAAAAAAGTGTTGACAAATAACATTAGTCCGGTATTAGAAAGAATTGATTGGGTTTCTGGCACAACATATGGTTATTATCAAGATGATGTTGATATGTTTGAAAAAGATTCTAATGGATTTTTAGTTCGTAAATTTTATGTTAGAAACAAATACGATCAAGTATTTAAGTGCCTTTGGAATAATAAAGGAGGAGCTTCTACTTACGAACCTTTCTTCAAACCAGGCAATTATGGATCAAACAATATTTTCCAAGATGCTGATGGATATAAATGGAAATACATGTATACCATCGATGCTGGTACTAAAAAAACATTTATGGATTCCAGTTGGATTCCGGTACCGGTAGGAACAAACATACCAAATCCAATTAAAAATACCAAAGGATATGGTAATATTGACGTTATTAATGTGGTAAATGGTGGAACGGGATATGATCGTGCTAATGCAACGATTACAATGGCCGTTACCGGTGATGGTACCGGTGCTACTGGAACATTAAGCATTACCGATGGTGTTATTACCGATGTTACAGTAATCGCCACAGGAACAAACTATTCTTATGCAAACGTATCGGTCATTAGCGATATTGGTTCAGGCGCCTCCTTCAAGGCTCCAGCCTCTCCAATTGGCGGCCACGGCTTCGATAACGTATCAGAATTAGGATGCTCACATATTATGTTAACTGCCGAATTCAACGGAAGTGAAAATGGATATATTCCAACTGACATTGACTTTAGGCAAGTTGGTATTTTAATTAATCCAACCGCTTTGAGTACCGCACCGAATCCAGCCAACGGAAGCATTTATAAGATATCCACAGATTTGATTGTGGCTGCAGGATTTGGCTCATATGTACCGGATGAAATTGTTTATCAAGGAGATTCAATCCTTAATCCGAGTTTTACGGCAACAGTTCTCAGTTATGATGCAAATAACAATATAATTAAGCTAATAAATATAAAAGGAACTCCAACACAAGATGCAACAGTTTATGGTACGGTATCGGCCACTGCAAGAACTGTGTTGGGTGTCAGTAATCCTGATTTTGTTCCATATTCAGGTTATTTGGCTTATCTTCAAAATAGAACAACCGTTCAAAGAAGCACAGATGGTATTGAACAATTCAAATTCGTTTTAGGTTTCTAAGGGAAAAAAATGTCGTTAAATTTTAATGTTGATCCGTATTATGATGATTTTGATCCTACAAAAAATTATCATCGTATTCTTTTTAAACCTGGATATGCAGTTCAAGCCAGAGAATTAACACAATCCCAAAGTATTTTACAAGATCAAGTTACAAAATTTGCGGATAACATCTTTAAACAAAATTCGCCTGTTTCCGGTGGACAAATTACTAGTAACCTTAATTGCCAATACATCAAATTACAAAGAACATATAATAATGTTGCAATCGTAATAGCTAACTTCAACAATAAAGTTATTCAAAATGCAACAGGAACAGTTATTGCTCAAGTTTTAGCTACTGTGCCTGCAACCGGCACAAATGATGCTGATGATCCTCCAACATTAATTGTTTCTTATAAATCTGGCACACGTTTTTCTGCTGGTGATACTTTGTATGATGCAGGTTCAAATTTGGCGGCTGCTGTTGGCACAACCACACCAACGGGCGATAGTTCTGTTGTTTCAATTTCACAAGGTGTGTTTTACATATCGAGCAACTACACAAGATCCGATGGTATTCAGATTTCTAACGGAACTTTTGTACAAGTTGATCCACAAACTGTTGTTGTTTCAAAATATAGTAATGTTCCTTCGAATCGTGTTGGCTTAAACATTACAGAATCAATTCAAACTTTTGCCGGAGATTCTTCTCTATTGGATCCAGCAATTGGTGCATCAAACTATCAAGCGCCTGGTGCTGATAGATATAAAATCACATTAACATTAGAAACTCGTCCATTAGCACTAGGTGACGATGATACATTTGTTGAATTATTGCGTATTAATGCTGGAAAAATTGTTAAAATTGTTGATGGTTCTGTATATAATGTTATTGATGATTATTTTGCCAAACGTGATTATGAAACCAATGGAGATTATGTTGTTAATGATTTCAGATTAACACCTAAAGCAAATACAGCTTCGGTAGCAAATAGCACATATATCATGAGTGTTGGTAAAGGTGTTGCTTATGTTCATGGATATCGGTTAGAAAGCCAATCGGATGTTGAAGTAACTTCTAACCGAGCACGCACAACGAATACACAAAATAATAATCCAGTTTTTATTGATTTTGGTTCTTATTTTTATGTTGATAATGTAAATGGTACATCCAATGGATCATTTTTTGATACAACACAATACGGTACAGTTGATTTACATTGTGTAACATCTAGCAATATTTTTGTAGCTAACTCAGCAACATATAATGCAACAGTAGTAGCTACTGCAAATATTCGTGCTTTGATTTATGATAGCAGCACTTCTGATACGGCATCAAACACATATAATTACAAAGCATACGTTACGAATGTACAAAATGCCATACAAAGTAATAATGCAGTTTCAGCAACCACGAATACCATTACTTTTCCAAATTATTTTTCATCGGTTGCAAATGCTTATGTTGGTGTAGATATTTCGATCACCGCAGGTACCGATGCTGGAGATTTTAGAACCATTACTGCTTATAACGGTACAACAAAAACAGCTACAGTTGGCCAAAACTGGACAGTAACACCGGATGCAACATCCGTGTTTACTTTGAACTTTGATACTAAAGATATTGAATCGATGGTCAATGTAACAAAAACATCATATCCCGCAGCAATAAATGCTGTTGCAAGAATTAATGCTCAAGGCCGATTAAATGGAGTTATTATTAATGATGCCATTTTACAAAACCCAACTGTTCCTGAATTGTTATTTACTGTTGGCAATCCTTACGTTTCAAGTTTAGTTAATACTTCATTTACGACACAACAAGTACACCGTTTGGTTTCGTTTACAACAAGCGGATCAGGAGTTTCAGCCACAATCAATTATCAAGGTGATTATCAAGATGTAGTTCAACACTTTGGTACGGCTGGCGGAACTTTATCTAACGATTCCAAAAAACAAAACTTTATTATTGTTGTTACCGCCAAAGGTGCTGGATGTACACTTAACGTTGGTGATGTTGTTCCTTGGACAACAGCAGGCCGTAGTATTACTTTAGATTCTACAAAAGCCATTGCTACACTTTCAGCTACCGATGTTGGTGGTGCTACAGGAACATTTGTTGCAACAATTTATGAAAAAGTATATGTTGCTAATGGTCAAAATACTGGTCATATTCTCAAAAACAAAACATTAATTACTGCAAACACAACTGCAATTGGCACAAGTAATACCGCTGTAGGTTCTTATACATTTGTTGATAATACAACATTAACATCAACCGGTCAAGTTTTAATTCGAAATGCCGGATTAGTAACTCCAGGAAGCAAACAATCACTTTATCTTTCTGACGTTAAAAGAATTGTAAAAATTATTGACACAGGTAATGCTAATACAGTTCCTTCTTTAGCAATGTTATCCAGTCCAACATATGACATTACAAACCGTTATAGTTTTGATAATGGACAAAGAGATAGTTATTATGACCATGCTAGCATTATATTAAAGCCTGGATATGCACAACCTTCAGGACAAGTTCTTGTTTTAGTAGATTACTACCAACATTCTGGTGGCGATGGTTACTTTAGTGTAAATTCTTACACCAACGAACAATATCAACAAATTCCACAATACGTCAGTAGTCAAGGAACTCTATATTGTTTAGGTGATTCTATTGACTTTAGGCCTTCACGATTGAATGCTACAACAGCGTTTGATTATCGTTATTCAAATTCAGCGTCAAATAAAGGTTTCTTCTTGCCGGTTGATTTATCTACATTTGTTGGTGATTATTCTTATTATTTGGGTAGAAAAGATAAACTCATATTAAGTAAAGATAGAAGCTTTCAAATTGTTGAAGGTACGCCATCGATCAATCCAATTTTCCCATCAGAACCCGATGGCGCTTTGGTTATTGCTAAGTTGACACACAAACCTTATACTGGTTATATTCCAACAGAAGCACCTAACGGATATGTTTCCGATTTGAGTATTGAAAAAGTTAAACACAAACGTTATACGATGGAAGATATTGCTGGACTTGAAAGCCGTATTAATCAAGTTGAGTATTATACATCTTTAAGCATGTTAGAACAACAAGCACAAAGTTTACAAATTTCTGATGCTTACGGTTTGAATAGATTTAAAAATGGTATTTTGGTTGATGATTTTTCAAGTTACGCTTCTGCTGATACAAACAATAATGATTACTCGGCTACAATCAATCGCCGTGAGAGAAGGTTGACAGCTACACAAAGTGTTAAAAACTTTTCATTACAATCAATTGCTTTGGCATATAATATGGGCATGCCTTCTGCTGCTACTTCGGCAGCATTGCAATATTCTATTAAAACTGATGGATCTATAAATTTCTTTACTTTACCATTTACATCAGCCAATGCAATTACACAGAAAATTGCATCTAGAACAGTTAATGCTAATCCTTTTTCTTTTTCTTCACGCCAAGGCACTTTATCATTAACGCCAAACGTAGATAATTGGGTTGATACAAATTATTCTCCTGCATTATTAATTACTGATCCTAATTTACAAATCTTCCGTGCAAATTCACAAGCAATTAATGTAATGTCAGCTGGAGATTGGAAAACAATATCAGGTACATCATATACCGTTACGGGTGAAGGTGTTGAGAATCACGGCCGCTTTAATGGTCCTTTTGGTGAAATGGTTGGATATCAAGCAACCACCACAGTTAATAACATTCACCAATCAAGAAGTGATATTCTTGGTCCATATGACAAATTAGGTAACACTTACGCTTTAAACAACAATTATATTACAGATATTAGTATTTTGCCATTCATTCGTCCACAACAAGTTGTTATTCGTGCCGACAATTTGTTATTCCGTACATCGGTAGGCGTTAAGTTTGATAATACAGATGTATCAAATTATGTTCGTAAGACCAATGTAATCGAATTAACCAACGTAACCGGCACATTCAACGATAATGAAGTTCTTGGATATTATTCTGCTGGTACGTTTACTGGAACAGCAAGAGTTGTGGGAGTATATAATTATCCAGGAACATCAAACACAAGATTATATGTTGCTGCTGATGGATTATCTACAAAATATAGTTCATCCGGAACCACTTCAGGAACATTACAAAACGGATTCTTCGATGTATCTGGTGTATACCAAGGTACCGTTGCAAGCGGAACAATAACATCAAGCGATCATTACGGTGGTCGTATTGTTACTGCAAACTCAACAACTAAAATTCAATTATCAACAATTGCTTCGGCAACAAACAACTATTACACAGGCAACACAATTTACATCAATGCTGGAACAGGTGCGGGGCAATCAGCAACTATTTCAACATATTATGGTGCAAATCAAACTGCATTATTGAGCTCCACATTATCAACAGCAGCAGGTGATGTTTATTCGATTGGAAACTTTATTACAAATCGTACCGGATCTTTTTATGGAATATTCAATATTCCAGCAAATCAATTTCATACGGGTCAAAGAGTATTACGAGTAGATAATTCAATTAATAATAATCCTGGTACTGCTACAACATTTGCAGAAGGCACTTATTATGCTGAAGGTTTACAGACTACACAACAAACTGTTGATTTTGGTGCTTCACCTTCTGGTGCAAAAGGCACATTTACATCAACCCAATATCAAAATACGAATTCAATTGTAACTACATTTAGTCCTTGGGATCCAGTAGCGCAAACATTCATCGTATCTAAAGATAATTATCCAAATGGTTTATTTTTAAATTCGATCAAAGTATTCTTTAGAACAAAACCCACCACAGATAATTCACCAGTTACAATATCGATTGTTGGCACACAAAATGGTTATCCAAATGGAGAAACTTTAGATCATTCAATCGTAACAATAGATCCAAGTGACGTTAATGTTTCTGTTGCTCCACAATATTTGGATGCATCAACATCAACAACGTTTGCATTTAATGCACCAATTTATATTCAACCTGGTGTGTTGTATGCATTTATTATTAAATCTAATAGTAGTGAATACACATTATGGACTGCTTCTAATGGTGATACTGCAATTGCTTCGTCAATTAAGAATTTACCAACAGATGCGACTCCATCGGTAATTACAAAAATTGGCGGTGCGCCATATGTTGGTGCTCTGTTTTTATCACAAAATGCTCAAACATGGACGGCTGATCAAAATCAAAGTTTAATGTTTGTTGCTGATCGTTGTGTGTTTAATACATCATTAACTCCAACAATTCAATATGTTGTTCCTAAAAAACTGCCGCAACGAGAATTAATTGACGAATCTTTAGATTATTTTTTAAATGCAAATAATGTGTTGTTAACAAGTAGCCCAATCACAAATAATGATGTTTTGGTTGACGCATTTAATATTACGACAACTGATTTTACGCCAACAAAAACAAATATTAATTATTCTTATAATGCTACATTAGCTTCGAGTGGTTCTCCATCAGGAATAACATATATTACTCCTGGTAAATTTGGTACTGCAACAGCTGAAGATATTTACTTAAATGATGGTAAAGGTGAACGGATATTATTGGCCAACACAAACCAATCATTCTCATTGTATACGATGTTGTCCTCAACTGACGATTCAGTAAGTCCTGTTATTTCAGATGCTGGTCTAACTGCGTATACTATTACATGGAATATTGATAATTGTTCTTTGTCGAATAGTTTGATTACTCTAACGAGTGGTGGTTCTGGTTATAATGTTAATACAACAACCATTACTGTTTCATCACCAACTGGAGATTCTGGCGTAACGGCACAAGCTGCAGCAAACATTGCAAATGGCGTAATTCAATCAATTTACTTCACAAATCCTGGTTCTGGTTATATCACAACACCAACAGTTACGATTGTTGATGCCAATTCATCTCCAGGTATTGGTGCCACAGCAATTATTACTGGTGAAACTTCTAGTAGAGGCGGCCCAGCCAAAGCAAAATATATTACCAAAAAAGTAGCTTTAGATGCTGCATTTGATTCTGGTGATTTGAGTGTATATTTAACTGCTTATAGGCCTGTCAATACAAACATTATGGTTTATTACAAAATTTTAAATAGAAATGATACACAATTGCTCAATGATAGTGTTTGGCAATTAATGACAATGACTAACAGTAGCCAATCGACTTATTCTCAAACAAGAGGCGATTTGTATGAATATACTTTTGCTCCTGGTATTAATAATACTGCTAACGGTTATGTGTTATACACAAGCACCAATGGTCAAAAATATGCAACTTTTAGTCAATTTGCTATTAAAATTGTATTAACTACAACAGATAAAACTGCTGTTCCGTTTGTATCTGATATGAGAGCGCTTGCTCTTCCCGCTAACGTAAACACAACGGTGTAATATGAGCTTAGTTCAAATACCAGGTACCACTTTATACCGAGATACGACTTCGATGGCTTTGGTCAACAGAGATTCTAGTGGATTACAAGAATATCAAAATAAACGTAATTTTTTAGCCACTCAAAGGCAAGAAATAAATAATATGAAAAACGATATGATTGAAGTTAAAAAGGACATCTCTGAAATTAAACAATTGATGTTGCAACTCATAGGTAAAAATTCAAATGGCTAATACAGTATCAATTTTAAGTTATGCTAACACTTTTGGTGATTGGGTTGTCACAACTAATTCCTTAGTCAGAGAAAATAACGATTTTGCAGCTAACAATTATATAAAACCAACAGGAACATTATATTTAAATGCTCCTTTACTTGGTTTACAGGTTGCAAACAATGCTGTTATTGCTGGCGGTTTACAGGTACAAGGTACCGGTTCTTCTGGTTATATTCAAAACAATTTCAGAGTTGATGGAATTTCAACAATCGCAGGATCAAATATTGTTACGGCCAACGTAATTGGTTCTGGCACCGCACTATCTGTTTCAAATAATGCATCGGTAGCTGGTGTTTTAACAACAAACGCTTTATCTGTTTCAAATAATGCTACGGTTGCAGGTAATGTTAGCGCTATGGCATTTTTCATTACAGGTTCGGGTTCTGGTTTAATGAACACCAACATTACTGGAAATGCAGGTACTGTCAATAATGGTATCTACCTAACTGGTTCTTATGCAAATCCAGCTTGGATTACATCTTTAGCTAATACCAAGATTAGTGGTGTAGTGACTGCTTCACAACTTGCAAGCACAACAGTTACTCCGGGTAGTTACACATACGGAAACTTCACAGTTGATCAACAAGGTCGTTTAACAAGTGCTTCAAGTGGCGTATTACCTACAACATATTCAACATTCAACACAACTTCACAACTTAATACTCAAGGTAATCAAACAGGATCAGTATTAAATGCTGGTACATCATTGGGTGGTATTATGGTTCAAGGGCCAGGTACTACGAATGCTGCTTATATGTCCTTTCATAGACCTGGAATTTATGCAGCTTACTTTGGCCTCGATACCGACAATAATTTTGCTGTAGGAGGTTGGTCGGCGGGTGCAGCATTAGCAAGTATGAAGGTTGGTAGTTTTGGAGTAGGAACTGCTGCTTCCGGTACTGCTGGTGAAATTCGTGCTACAAATAACATTACCTCATATTATTCTGATGATCGGCTTAAGAATAAGTTAGGTAATATACAAAATGCATTGGAATCGGTAAAAACGCTCAATGGTTTTTACTATAAAGCCAACGATTTAGCTCAATCCTTAGGATACACGGATAAAACTGAAGTTGGTATGTCGGCCCAAGAAGTTCAAAAAATATTACCTGAAATTGTGGTGCCGGCACCTATTGATGACAAGTATTTGACGATTCACTATGAGAGAATCATTCCTTTGTTGGTTGAAGCCATCAAGGAACTCAGCGCAGAAGTTGAGAAACTTAAAAAGTAAAAATTCGAATTTTTGCGTTCCGGCTTAGGAATTCTCCGGACGAATCCAGGGAACCAAAAAAGCGAATTTACTCCTAGTAAATACATAAATATCCAATAGGATAATTAACAGGATTTTAAATGCCAGCTGCATACTCCAATCTATACCTTGAGCAAGGATCTACATTTACCACAACCATCACTTTAGATGATGTATATGGTGAAACATACAATCTTGCCGGATACACAGCATCCAGTCAGATGCGTAAATCTTATTATTCCGCAAACGCTACTGCAACTTTTTCTAGTTCAATTAATGTTGGGCAAGGTACTGTTACCTTAGAATTATCTGCAAATACCACAGCCAATATAGCTCCTGGTCGTTATGTATACGATGCCGTCATTTCTGATGCCAGCACCAATGTGAAAACAAGAATTTTAGAAGGAATTATAGACGTTTCACCCCGTGTAACGAGGTAAACAATGCCTAATGTCAGAGTAACACAACCAGCAGTTATTAAAGTAAGGGTTGGTACAGGAACAGTACCTACCGCTACTGAGATTAATTATGGTGGAACAAGAACACTCAAAAGTGCAACAGATTTAGAATTAGCCGGTGTTCATAATGGTGATGTTATCACTTATGTTGCCAATACCAATAGTTTTGCTGTTGTAAATGCTGGTACCTTACCATTAGATTTAAAAAATGTTGACGCCGGATTGTTTTAATGGCTAATACCACGATACAGATACTCCGGTCGTATGCAAACACTAGGCCAAGCCTATTGGATGATGGTGAATTGGCTTATTCTTTTAAGTCCAATACACTTTTTATTGGTGATAATTTTGGAGATATCATCGAAATTGGTGGTCCGAATTACATAGCAAATGCTGTCATTAATCTGGTTGATGGTGGACAATTTTAATAAATAGATCAAAGTCATATAAAAAAATAAAAAAGGATTTGAGAAATGGCCAATACTAATATTTTAATCAAACGGTCGGTAACTACAGGACGTCCTGTATCGTTGCAGGCCGGTGAGTTTGCCTATTCATACTCATCGAATACCCTTTACCTAGGCTCTCCTGCTGGTACCGGTGTTGTTAACGTAGGTGGTCAATATTATACCTCTACTTTAGATGCGGCCACGGCAGCCAACACTGCTAGCACATTGGTAAAACGTGATGCCAATGGTATGTTTGCTGGTCGTTTGACTGGTATTGCTGACAAGGCAGACCAATTAACCAACGCAAGAAACTTCTCGATTTCTGGTACAGATATTACTGCTTCAGCACAATCTTTTGATGGTTCGGCCGCCATCACATTGAATGCTGCTCTTAATGCGGTTCCTGGTTTATCTGCTGGATT